AGGTGTAGACACAGACGAAAGCAAGTTACTTAAACTTAACATGGCTATGATTGATGATGTGGCTAAAGTTATCAGTGACTTTGTTAAAGAGTATCGTACACTTCCAGAAGAAGACCGTCCAAAAGTATTGTTTGTTCTAGACAGCTTGGGTATGATGCTTACTCCAACAGACGTTAACCAGTTTGAAGCAGGTGAAATGAAGGGTGATATGGGTCGTAAACCTAAAGCACTTACAGCACTTGTACGTAACTGTGTAAACATGTTTGGTACATTAAACTTAGGTCTAGTGGCAACTAATCATACATACGCAAGCCAAGATATGTTTGATCCAGATGACAAGATTTCAGGTGGTCAGGGCTTTATCTACGCTTCGAGTATTGTTGTAGCCATGCGTAAACTTAAACTTAAAACAGATGCAGACGGTAACAAGACTACAACAGTTAACGGTATCCGTGCTGCTTGTAAGATTATGAAAACTCGTTATGCTAAACCGTTTGAGTCAGTACAAGTAGAGATTCCATATGAAACTGGTATGAGTCCTTACTCAGGATTAACAGACATGTTAGAAGCTAAGAACTTGCTTAAGAAAGAAGGTAACAGTTTAGTTTATACACTAGCAGACGGAAAAACTATTAAACAATTCCGCAAAGCATGGGAACGAAACGAAGACGGATCATTAGACAAAGTAATGAAAGAAATTTCATCTAATGTTAACCCTTTGCTAAGTACTGAAACTGCTGAAGTTGCAGATGAAGACTTAAGTGAAAATCAAGTATTAGAACAAGGACAAGAAGAATGAATGTAGAATTGGATGTATTAGGTGAAATATGGTTAACCTGCAGGGAATACATCAACCCTAAAGATAAACAAGCAGCTGCTGACCATGTAATTAGCGTAGTAGCTGATCACAATATCACCGAAGCAGATCTTAAAACATTTGGTGGCACTGATAGCTATCTGAAACGTGCAGTTGAAGAATATCTAGGTGAAGAAGTCGATGCCGACGAAGAAGAAGATCTCGACGGAAGCGATGACTACTAATGTGGTATAGTCGAGTAGTTTCTAGTCTAGGAAATATTCCAGATTTCATAACCCATTATGAAAACGAACTATTACAGGCTAAAAAAGAAGTTGGAACCTATGGTAATATTGAAAAAAATCTGGCAAATTTACCAGGTATTACAGAGCAACGCTTTAATCAACTACAAGAGATTGAAGCAGTGCTCAATTATCTTAACATACAGCTACGAAAAATTCGACAAACTCATTATAAGAAATATCTCGAAGCCTATGCACGTGCGCTAACTAGTCGCGATGCTGAAAAGTATGCAGAAGCAGAGGATGACGTTATTGATATGGAAACTATTATTAACGAAGTTGCCCTATTGCGTAACAAATGGCTAGGTATTATGAAAGGCTTAGAAAGTAAAAACTTTATGCTAGGGCATATTACCCGCTTGCGTACAGCAGGTATGGAGGATGCTTCAATTGGCTAGACATAGTTTACGTATCCTTGACCTAATACAGCAATACGATATATTTTTAGAAAGTATTCATCATGTAGCTGACATGGGTTGTGGTGCCGGTGAAGATACTACTTGGTGGGCTACTTTAATGAACAACGAAGATCCGCCACAACCCTATAACTTTGCCTGCCATGCTGTGGATACTGATTCTAGTAAACTAGCACAACTGCCCAATCTTAAGAATATTCATAAAGTTAATAATAGTTTTGATGCCGACTACTTGTTTCCAGTACCAGTTGACTTTATCTGGGCGCATGATAGTCTGCAATATAGCACTGATCCATTATATACCTTGCGTAAATGGAACGGATATCTTAATGTAAACGGTATGCTAGCATTAAGTGTGCCGCAACATACAGGCATAGAATACGGCAGACAATACAGCAGGGGCTATAACGGTTGTATTTTCCATTACAACCCTATTATGCTAATTTACATGTTAGCCGTTAACGGATTTGACTGTCGTGATGCGTATTTGTTAAAACAGTTTCAAGACCCGTGGATTAACATGGCGGTATATAAAACAGATGTAGAGCCAATGAATCCTAAGACCACTACGTGGTTTGATCTAATAGATAAAAACTTGTTACATCCTAGTATTGTTAATAGCATTAATGCAAACGGATTCCTCAAACAAGAAGAAATTGTCATGCCATGGTTAGATAAAGAACTATACTTTATTGACTACGTTAGTCAGCAGACAGAAATACCTTCGGCTACAGCAGATGCGGGGGTGATACCAGGTGAAGTAGTTCAATCGTCTGACCATACTATAGAACAGCCGGCCGCTACTGAAGTCAAAACAAAAACGTTTAAACCGATGCCACTAAAAAGCAAACCACCTACTAGAAAAAGTTATAAAAATGATTAATCGTGTTGTATTAGTAACGGGCGGATTTGACCCGTTACACAGCGGCCATATAGAATACTTTAAAGCCGCTGAAGCATTAGGTAATATACTTGTTGTTGGGGTTAACAGTGATAGTTGGTTAGAACGCAAGAAAGGCCGTGCGTTTATGCCCAGCACAGAACGTATCAATATTATACAGAACCTAAAGATGATAGATCATTGTATCCTCTTTGACGACAACGACGATACTGCGATTGAAGCAATCAACAACGTTAGAATGATGTACCCTAATAGTCAAATAGTATTTGCCAACGGCGGCGACCGCACTGCTAAAAATATTCCAGAAATGAAAGTCAAAGATGTAGAGTTCGTGTTTGGTGTAGGTGGCCAAAATAAACTCAACAGTAGCAGTTGGATATTAGAGGAGTGGAAAGCGCCTAAAATCGTTCGTCCTTGGGGATATTATCGTGTATTACATGACGTTTCTGGCACAAAAGTAAAGGAATTAACCATTGACCCTGGTCAGAGCTTATCAATGCAACGGCACTTGTATCGTACTGAAGATTGGTTAATTACAGAGGGCAAGTGTGCAGTGCGCCAATTTGAGCGGGTCTCTGGCCAATTAATTGAACAACGATTAGTTAGACATCAACGATTACATGTGTGTTTAGAATCGTGGCACCAACTACACAATCCATACGATCAACCATGTCGCATTGTGGAAATACAATACGGCGCACGTTGTTCGGAGGATGACATTGAACGTCAGGATAAATACACTAATAATAAGGTGTAGATATGAGATTTTATGATTTAGTAACAGAAGCTAAGGGTATATTTGGTCGCCTTCCTGGCGATTCCTTTGCAAATCAGGATGGTAAAACATTTAATTTTGTAACAGCTATATCATATCCCGACCCAGAGCAAGCAAAGTTTGCCACCCCACAAGAACGAGATCAAGCAATTGCACAATTTGAGCAAGAAGCCAACGCTAAGATTGAGTGGACTAATAATCCAGGCGGCGGCGCATTTGCTGTAGCAGAGCTCGACGACGAAGATGGCGGTCGCGTGTATTGGGGCAGGTATCTACAACAAACTAAACATAATATGTTAGGAATTTGGAATAACAATCAAATTCCCCCCGGTTGGAAATTAGCAACTAAAGGTGCCAAAAAATTACAAGCAGGTTATGACCCACAAAATCTTATTAAAACGGAAAACGTATTTAATGACGTGGGACAGCTTATTCAAACAGTAACAGCAAACAGTCCTGATCCTGTTAAAGAAATATTCACACAAAATCTTACTGCACTAGCACAAGGCCAAGGCGCCATTATATTCCCAGGTATGGCACCACAAATGGAAGCTATCCGTGATTACTTTGGCGAGATTATGCAACCTGTAGCACTTGCTGGTGGTGTAGTGGGCGGACAAGCAGACGAGGCACGCCTGGCACTAGCTGATGGTGCACCGTGGAGCAAATGTAAAGTACAATTTCCAATGGCAATGAATGCCGCCTTATGCGACAGTTTCTTAACTGCTCCAAATGGACAACAAATTGGCATTAGTAGTAAAGGTGGTAGCGGGGCCAAAGCTAGTGCTAAAAATCTACACGATGCTTACAAAAAAGCAGAACGTGAAGGTAATACTGAGTTAATAAACACAGCTAAATTCGCCATTGACGTAGTAACTATTATTGCAGAAAATTCAGCATTAACAGGACCATTTGAATTAGGTATAGCATTGGGTGTTCCTGGTATTACTAATGAGTTATTTGACGAAGTAACGTTATATATTAAAACAGGAAAAACAACGTTTGATGGTATAACTAAAAATGCTCGCACAATATTGGAACCATACACAGTTAAACCTAACGTAGTAGGATTTAATACAGGTTATGCAATTATGGCTGCCGCCGCCAAAACTGTAGCCAATGCAGTAAATATGAACGAAGAATTTAGTCAAGGCGCACTTGCATTATTAAACCAATCTAGTATTGTACAGATATATACTAAGATGGCCAAGAAAGGTGAAGATGCAGTCTTGCAAGGATTTACCGCAGTGTATCCTCCAAATTTTGAAGGTCATATTATGATGGATGGCGGCAAGAATTACTATAGCTCGCGTATTGGTGGTAAACTAGCATTTTTCTTTAAATAAAAGGTATTCAATTATGTCAGAACTCAAAGTAGTAGTTAATGTAAGTAAAGGTAGTCCGCTAACAGGTAATGCCTGGGTGGACATATCATTAGGCGCAGATAAAATAGTTGAGCGAGCAGAAGTAACAGCACCGTTTAATAGCGATCCTAATCTGGTAGATCCAAACAAAATTGAAGTAGTGACAGATACTTGGGACGGTACAACCCATCTAACATTAACAGTGCTTAACCACCCGGAATCAATTGGCCCAATCCAAACATATACTGTTGAATTCTATTTAGATGGTCAGCAGATTAATCTAAATTGGCAACAGGCTGCTAAAGTCAAACCGTTACGATTTGGCGGACAGCCGAACGTAACTATCACCAATCCGCACATAGATGATCCTAAATTCAATGGATGGTGCTCAGTACCCGACATAAGCCCTGGCATGAGTATTACTTGGGGCCTGGCAGATTTAGTACCAGCACATCCAACGGAATAAGATGATAACACGCATTTTACTTATTGGTCCTAGTAGGATTAATGAAGCTGCTGTTACTCTGACGTTTGACAACTATATAAATCCTAAACCCGATGTAACTTATATCATCAGTC